AAGCGTCCATAATTCATCAAGCCTTTACGCCACATGGAGCTTTCAAAGGTTCCTTTAGCGACAAGACACCAGAGGATGCCAAAGTTGAAACCGCTACAATCATCACCCACGCCAAACATTGCCATAGGCTTGTGAGGCTTGGCTGTCGAGTAAGCCGTGTAGCAATAGTCCCCTGTGAGGGAGCTTTCTAGGATGTTGTAAGGCGAATACCCTGTCCCTGCTTTTATTTCGGCGAGGTCTTCATCTCTCAACGTCTTTGAAAGCATGAATACATCGTCTAGCGTTGAGCGTCTAAACTTAATTCTTTCTTGAGGCATAACGTCCTTCCCATTCTGCTTTTATAAAGGTTGCTGGCGTCCACGATTCAGATAGAACTTCTATCTTCACTTGGTCGCTACGGTGTCGAATAAAGGTACGCAAGTTGCCAGAAGGCATATTGAGCTTGCCACTTTCAGCACTGAACGAACCTGCCACAATCCCTGTGAAATGAACATCTGTTTGTGGATAATTGTTAGGTTTAATCTGAATTTTGAAACCGCCTGTCTTGGCATACGACAAGATGATTGAAGACACCTGCAAGCGTCCTTGTGTTCTCACGTCTACCGTCCCTTGCGAGTTAGGAGTCTGTGCGTAGAAGTCAGAGAATCTGAACATGGCTGTGTAAGGGATTCCCCAATAAAGCCTAGCCCCTGTGTAGTTCCCTTCAAGGATGACGGCTGTTGCTCCAACGCTAGGGAGGTTCCCTAGATGCTCGACAATATCACCGTCCTTCACCGTAATGAGCTTCACGCCCTCCATATAAGGCGGTAGCCCTGTAAAGGTTGTCTTGCCAGTGAGTACGTCATACGTCCCACCAATGAAGCTACGCTTGCTGTCCAAGTGGATTCTGAAATCCAAGCCTTCGTCAAAGACACTCTTGTTTAAATTGATTGATTCGATATTGAACTCACTGCCACGTTTAACCAACAAGTAAAGTGAGTCTTCTGCAACGTAGGCATTATAGACAAGGGCGTTGGGAAATTGCCACTGTGACCAAGCCTGTTGCTTGTATTCACCGTCTTGCACATACCATTTGTAGAGGTAGAGCTTGTCGGTCTTCGTCTTAGGTACGGCATACATAGCACTACGTTCTATATCAACCACCATTCTATCTATTTGAGGTAGATACGTTTCAACGTGTTGAGTCGTTGTGACCACTTGAAGCTTAATTGTATCGCCTGCACGAATCGCTTCACGGACGGTTGTAATGTCGCCTGTGGCTTTCGTGAATAAGACACTGTTTCCTGCAAAGACTGGTTGACAGTCGGCATCACACGCATAGGAGGTAGTATGGCTTATGCCGACCGTCTCTGTTGTGAGTGATGTACCGTCGTCGTAAAGCAAGAACTGGTCTGTGTCGCTGAATAAGATAAGCACATCGTCAAGGGTTTGAGCGTGTTGAATGTTGACCGTTCGATTAGTCAATGCTGTTACGTCGATTGGATCTGTGTCAAGTACCGTCAAGGCTGTTTCCTTAAAGAAGCTGAACACATTGTTTGAGCGTGACAAGACAGGGCTGTCACTTGATACTAAACCGACTCTCCCTTTGTGGATGAAAACATTGTTGAGCTTCTTTCCAACAAAGCTAGGGAAAGGGATTGTATCGTCGTCTCCTGCGTCTCGTGGAGTCCAGTCTGCACGTTTGAAGGTAAATGTACCGTCTACGTTTCTTTGAATCACATGAGGCATCGTAGCCTTGTCTAGTTGGTGTTGTGTGTTAGGCTTGGCACATTCGAGCCATACCCCTTCACCCATTGTTTCACCGTTATGAGTCTTAAACTCAACATAGTAATTGTCTTTGTTGCTTTCACTGTCACCTAGTACCTCAACCACAAATCCATTTCTAGCCAGTTTAGGTAAATCTGACACAAGAGCAACACTGCCTTTAATAGCAGATAAGTTCCTGCCTGAATTAGAATCCTCACACTTGATAGTAAAGTCTGTTGTGTTGTGGGTGATATAGATAACATGGTTGGCTCCTCCACGATCGGCTGTGAAACCTGCTGGGAGGTTGGCTGTGAGTTGAGTGGTTAAGTCTTGAGCAATGGTATTGGTTCTGATGTCTGTAGCAACTGACGCACTCGTTGTTTTGGTGGCTCTTGTAACTCCGTTTACAATGACGTTGTAATCATTGGAATAGTTGCCTTGCTTGACAAATACAAGAGCTTCAAAGGGACGTGCGGTGCTTAACGTGGCTGATTTAGCAACCGTCTTGGTTCTATTGAGGACGAAGGTAAACTCACCGCTCGTCATAAATCTAAAGTCATCTTCTCCACCTGTCAGATACGATGTACCGTCTGGGGTGGTGACTGTTTTCTCCACGCCTGCTAAATCAAAGATGCGTGGTACGCCTGCTACGATGACCAACAAAAACACATCCACGCCGTTAGGACTAAAGAAGTGTGAGCGGTCTACCGTTGCTAGGCTGTTTAGCTTAGCGATAAAATCAGTGGGGAAGCGTTTAATGAGACTGTCTACAATCGACGGATTAAAGTTGATACACTCATCCACCTGTGAACGCTGTCTCAAGTTCTGTGGCTGTTGTGACACGCCTTGAATAAAGGAAGGGATCGACCCTCTAACGATTGTCATTATAAGCCCTCTAATAAGTTGTATTGACCAACACTGTTGTCCCAGTTTCTTAAACGTAATAAGGCTTGCTGTTCTTCTAAAGCGAGCGTCTGTGTCATCGTGGAATCACCCAGAAAGCGTTCCTGAAAGCGACGTACCAATAACGACTTAATGTACAAGGCAAAGGGAGCTGGCGTCTCTTCAAAAGGGACAAGGCGTATGACCTCCGCTGTGACATCGCTTGTGAACACGTCTGTTTGTGTGGATTGATTGTAAAGCTTGCCGTTACGGACTTGAACGGTGGGAGTCCCTACTGAACGCACGTTGATGTAGTTCGAGGGGATTGTGATATACCCTGTCAGACTGTTGGGTGTGAGTGTCAAGTTGTCATCGGTATTGAACGCCCAGCCTTCGGATTGAATCTCTTCGTTGATTTCATCAAGAAGAATCAAGGCTTGCGTCGCATCAATATCTAAAGCGTCTTCAAGTGTTGCCACAAGTTGCTGACCTATCGCAAGCAGGGAGGCATTGACTGCCTGTAGTTTAGTGACCATGTTTGGTTTCCTATAAGCCAGTAAGCCCCCACTTCGTAAAAGCGGGGGCGTGTGGTTGATTAGACGTTAGGGGATAGCAATTTCTACCGCACCTTGAGGGTTGACAGTACCGATGCCGTAAGCATGGTAGCCGAACAAGAACAAGTCAAGCTCGTTCCCTTCTGCCGTACCTTCAATCGTTTTGAATTGAACTTGCCATTGCGTAGCGATACCGAGAGCTTCCTTATGCAAGACAAGAGCTTTCGTCTTGGAGAAGTCACCATGATAGGTGTTTCTTGCACCAGCTTCAGCAGAAGCAATGTTAGTCTTGGGCAAGCGGTTGGTTTTAACAATCGTCATACCAGCAGCCGTCAAGAATTGACGGTTCGCAATAGAGCCTTCTCCGCCTAATTGAGTAGAGAAGAGGTCAGTTTTGCTAAACAGGAGGTTATACAGGAAAGGATCAACGAAAACATAACGGTCATCTTCTGGGACGTTCTTGGTATCCATCTCAGCACCAGCTTGTAATAAAGCTGCGTAGAAAGTATCAGCGTTCGTGTGTACGTTAGCAGCTTCAATCTTTAATCCACCAGGAATATAGTTGCTGTTGCCAGCGGTTCCTTTAGCAGCAGTCCGAGCAGCAAGCACACCAGCTTGGAGGGCTTGGATTTCTTTCTTACGAGCTAGTGCATCGCCGATCTTCTTAAGGTGCCAGTCTTTGACAGAGTAAGAACGGAAAGCGGCATCCTGTAAGTCAACCTTCGTTTTGCCCTTGATAGGACGGTCGATTAAGATAGTACGAACATCTTCTTCTGGTTCACCAGTAGATTCAATGGCAGAATCACGAGTATAGTAGGAAGCCGTAACATCCGTTAAGTATGGGAAGTCAACACCCTTGTTGGACTCCGTAACGGACTCTTCTTGGATAAGCCCAGTCAATTTGTATGACTCTTGGTAGGCGGAAAGGACACGTCCTTCCATAGTGCGGAAAAGTAACTCTTGGTCGGCTACGCCGTATTTTTTTCCAAGATAAGTAATAGTGTTTGGCATTATGCAAAACCCTTCGTTGTTGATTTTTAATAATTAAGGCTTAGTATTTGGATGCCTTTATCCGTTGTTGAACTTGCTCGAAGTATTCGGGGTTGTTGATTAAAAGATTGCCTTTTGCATCCTTCTTCCCCATAGCTTCTGCAACTTCTTCCCTTGATTTGAAAGGACTATTGTCGGAACCTGCTGTTGTTGAACCTGTGAATAGTTGAGGTTCACCAGTCTTGACACCGGTGTTAGATTCATACAAAGCCTTAAGTGCTACGGCTGCGTGTTTAGCAGAACGCGGGTTATTTAAAGCTTCGTTGTAGTAGTCAAGTTCTGCGTCACTCAACTTCTCTTCCGCCCAGCTCAAGATTTGTTTAGAGCTGTTAGCGTCACCTAGAACGGCGTTGCGTTCCTTCCAAGCTGTTTGAACATCAACCTGTTGTTGTTCGCCTGCCTGTTTAGCAGAAGTAAAATCCTTTTCGCAGTCGTCCATGTATTTTGTGATGACTGCTTCGGGGATACCGATTTTTTTTCCAATTTCTAAAGCTTCGTCTCGCTTGGCTTGAGAAAATTTGCCGTTTTCGCTGTTCGCTAAGTCGTCATTGAAAGACTGGTGGTCAAAGGGGGATTCAAGCGTTTCAGGAGCTTGCTCACCTTCTGTAGAGGACTCTTCTTGAGAGCCTTCTGCTTGACCCTGTACACCTCCGTTCGCTTCACCTTGATTGGAATTACCTAGTTCACTGTTAGGTGTTTCTATTGAGGTTTCATTAGCCTCTGGTGGGCTTTCTAGTTTGATAGTTGTTTCGCTGGTTTGGTCTGCCATAAGAGGCTCCTTACTAATTGAACCAGTTGACAAAGAAAGAATTGCCAACTCGCTGTACAACACATTTACTATTAGGGTCTAACGCTTGATTGCGTTCTCGCACGGCTTCTAGCTCGGGGTCTTCACTACCCAAAATGCTAGGGCTATCGCTAACAGAATCCCCATTATTGGAATGAGAATCACTACCCCCTCCAAGATCGATGCTGGATGTATTGGGTGTGGGGTCTTGTTCCACTCCTCCCATGCCTTCACTTGTCTGCTGTGAATCCTCATCTCCTCCTCCGAAGTCCCCACTGGTGGAGTCGGTGGCGGTTGTGGTGGTGGATGATAAGTCACCATTGGTTGATTCCTCTCCCTCTAGCTTGTCGTCCACGCCCAAAGCACTAGGGCTAGTATGAACATCGTTAATAAGAAGAACATCACCATTAGGAAGCTCATCATCGAATTGTGATTGTTCGCTTGTTGCTTCTTCCAGCGTTTCCAGAGTCTCGATTTCTCGTGGTAAGTCTCCCACTCCTTCTCCGATGCTTTCGGTTGGGGGAGGGGTGGTTCCATTGGTGGTATTGTCATCTGTGATTTCGTTAGGGGGAACATCAGTAGTGACTCCTTCCACTTTTGGTTCAGGTTTATTTCTACCCATTTTGTAAGTTTCCTTGTACTTGATTGTTTACGAGTCCCCCAAGCTGTTTAACGCCTTCGGGGATTGCGTTCTGCAACATCTGCTGCTGCATTGCTTGCTGTTGCTGTGCCTGCATCTCTGCCTGTAGTTGCTCTTCACTAATGAGAAGCCCTTTAGGATTGACGTTGGCACTTAAGAAGACACGATTCATAAACTCCGTGATGTTGATTCGTTTAAGGAGTTCAGGAGGGAATGCCTGCAATAACTGCAAGCCTTGTGCTGCTTCCGCTAGGCGGTTTAAGTCGTGACCACGCCCTAGTGCTTCAACCCCTGTAATCATAATGGGGTCTACAAACTCCCTAAGCCGACTGGGGATAAGTCCCTTCTTGTCGCAGACATACATCTTCCTTGCAATATAAGGTAGCTGTTCTTCTTGGTCGGCTAGCATAATGAAGCCACCCAAGCCGTCTTCTAGCTCACGGCGTAAAGCGTTAATTTCTACCGCCGTTACACGCTCTGCATCTCTTACGATACTGCTTGTCATCAGGAGGTTACGTTGAATGCGTCTTGAAATCTCTTGAAGCATCTGAAACGCAAAGGCAATATCAGCCGTCTTGTTGACCTGTAAAGGCTGTACGGCGTTGACTTCACCACGAACAAACTCACCACTCTTGGCTTTCGTTAAAGCTTTTTCTCTAACGGAACTACCAGGATTCACCATGAACACGGTCTTGGTTGCAATCTTAATGTAGGTGTAAAGGAACGTGGTAATTAACTCCAAGTTCTCTAAATCCCCAATAAAGCTTTCAACATAAGGTCTGCCGTAATCTTCACCGTCAACCTTTGTGGCTCTCACTGGCACATAGGGACACGCATATTCAGGGAATGAACCCTCACTGCCTTGTACCTTAATGCCTAAGAACTCTTGGTGTACCGCCCAAACAGGGGTACTGCCATTCACAAAGCGAACGTGGGTGTAGAGGGGTTTCTTTTCAGGTTCAGTCGTGGACTTATCGTCGTAACGCACTTCTGACAAGTAGATGTTCTTAATCTCTTCGGGAGCTGTGCGTGGGTCGATGTCTTCTTTCGTGATAATCTCAATCACTCGCCCTAACGGATCACGCTTGACCACATAACGGCTCAAGTGATACACCTTCATCGGTGCATCTTCGGGGATATACTGTAAAGCATTTCCTGTAATCAATTTGAGCTTTTGTGTTTCCAGTTGAGACGGTCTGTCTTTGGATGCTTCAACTTCACTCATCGTAATTTGTTCGAGTTCAGAGAGCATCTGTTCATCTTCGGTTCTTGCCTTGTCGTCTGTCTGTTCCGTGTACTTCTTTTGAAGTTCAGGTTTCATCTGATACCGAAAGAAGGCGGCGTTAGGTGGGTATTGAGATAGGACAATCTTGTTGGCAAGGGTGTTGATGCCGTCGGCTGCCAAACTCACCTGCGGATACTCAATCGTGCCACCTGGTGTGAAGGAGCTTGTTTGGTAAATCGTTGGGATTGTGAGCTTGGCACACTTCTCGGCGGCATCTTCAAACGGTTTACGCACCGTTACTAAGGCATCGTACCGTTTGGCGGTCATGCCTGCTTCATAAAATAACTTTTCCATAATATCCCTTTTACTGTGTAGGGACGCTTAATCCAACACCGTCACCTTGTAACGTTAAGGCTCGTAAGCCTGTTCTTTGCCCTCTCTTGGCGAGTTTAATCTTGCCTTGAATATCTGGGGCTTCTGCCACCTGTTCAGGTGCTGGGGGAGCGACAGGGGCTACATACGGTTCGGTCTTTGGTATTTTCGGAGTACTAAAACACAAATTGTCTCTCCTTATTGTTCGATAAAATTAAAGGTCTCTCGCTTGGAGCCAGTGTCACGGAGCTTGTACAGGTCCTTGATTGTGTTGACCACGTCTCGTTGACCTGCACGGTACTGAATATGCTCCATTGTGTCGGTTGGTTGAATGTGTGGTTCAGGAATAAGGTCTTCAAGAAACGCTATCAGGTCTTCTGAAATATACGGAGTATCTGTCGCCTGACTAAGTATCTCGTCAATGGTGTTTGAGTGCATAGAATACTCCTCTGCTTTCAATCGTTGAGATCACTTTGTAATATTCTTCTAGGATTGATTCATTTGAGACACCAAGCATTTTGAGTAAGGCAAGGGTTCCTCGTAGATATGACCACGCCAAGATTCTCATGTCTAAAGCACCCATGCGTCGCTTGGATGTAAGCTGTTGCGTGTACGTTGCTGTAACGGTATTCTTCAACTTACCCCATAATGGTTTCAAAGATGCTAGGACTTCATCGACAATCCAGTCATGTTCTAAGAAGGCGGTGTTTATAATTTCTTTAGTCACTTGTTAAGCTCCTAACTTATAAAGCACTTCGGCGACACTTGCTTTTAGCTCGGCTAGTGTACCGTCGTTCGTGATAACGTGGTCAAACTTACAGTCGTCCAACTGTCCTTCTGTGGCATGAGTCACAACGTCTGCATCAGGTCTTACAACCTTAATGAGGATTGCACCCATTGCCTTCATGCGTTCATATTCATTAGGCATACGGAGGTCATCAACGATAATGTTCCACGAGATAGACTTAGCGACTTGGTTTTGCCATAAGTCAATCCAAAAATCTTTACCCCATACCTCCCTTGCGAAAACGCCAAAGGTCTGCATCATTTTACGACCTGTTAGTTCAGAGTTTGTGATTACAGGCATTTCTTTTAGGTCGCCGTGTAGCATTTGATAGGCTGTCCCATAGGGGATGCCCATATCCGCAAGAAGCCCTTGAAGACATTCCTTGAGTGGATTCGCTAAGGGGACTCGTGATGTATGCCCTTCAAGCTCCAAAGCCTCCCTCAAGGCTCTTGCTACTGTGGACTTACCACTTTGAGGAGCTGGTGAGTAAATGGCGATAATACGCTTACGACGTGGAGCTTCATGTTTACGACGCTCAAAAGCACTGTCTACGACTGCCTGTACTTGGTCCAGTTGTTCAGCTTTCAACATAATCATCCTTCCTGTGGGGGTTGCCACAATATAATTTCTTTACTCTTGGCTTTGTAGTCTTTGGCTTGCAGAATGTACGCCAATCGTGCCGTCTTGATGGCATCGTCTACCGTCATTCCTTTACTTTCATAAGCCTTGACAACACTCGCCCAAGTCCAGCCTTCTTTATCAAGCCACTTGGTCGCTGTCTTAATGCCGAAGCCTTCACATCCCTTGTAGCCGTCACAAGTGTCACCCATAAGTGTTTGTAGTAGGTGAAACTTTCTAGCGTCTTCTGGGCTTACTAACACACTCTGCTCGTCATTGAATAAATCTTGAAGTAAGCCAGGTATGGTCTTCATGTCTTTATCAACCGTCCAGATTGTTTTCTCGTAATCAGGCATGAACTTTTTAGATGTCGAAAGAATCCCTAACACATCGTCGCCTTCAAGTCGTTCAATCGTTTTGCACCTGTAATGCTTTGTAGCCTCATGCTTCACTTTAAGTAAGTGATTCGGTCTTGGCTTACCTGCTCTGTTGGACTTGTAAAAGGAGTCGATGTCTTTACGAAAATTGCTGTATGGATCTGAAAACACAATCACGATGTCGTCAACAACATTTTTGATTGCATTTACATACGTTTCAAAGACTTCCCACGCGTCATGGAAGTATCCTTCAATGGAAGAGAAGTCGTCGGTCTCTGCGTCACCTGGAAAAAAGACTTCATAAACAACACCAGCACACGCCTTGTAGGCGAGAATGTCGCCGTCAATCAGGGCTAGTTTGGGTTTTTGCATCCTTACGTTCTCCGTACTTCTGCTCTAAAGCTTCATAACTGACTTGCTCTAAATCAAAGTCACCGTCCTTCACGTTGCGTAACACAAGCACACCACGCCACCAACGATTATTATCATTGCCTGCGTAGTCTTGGTGATGTCCGAAATAGCAACCTGCTACCACGACGTTTACGGCTTTCCCTAACATGGTTCTAAAGTTCTTAAACTCGAACCTATGGCTGTGTCCTTGTACGCACGACTGCTGATAGTCTTTCGCAATGTGCATACAT